AAGGCTGCGCATGGCCTGCTCGGCGTTCTGCCCCTTGATGACCGCAGCGCTGGCCCGCTTGGTCAGCAGCCAGGTGGCCGGGTAGCCGCTCACCACGAGGTTCGAGTCCCCGTTTTGATTGGCGCGGGCGCAGATCCGCATCGGGATGCGGGGCGTCTCGTCGCTGCGCACCAGCCACCGGCCCTCGGTCAGCAGCTGCAAATTCTCGGTGGTCGGCCTTACCTCCAAGGTAAAGCCGCCCTCAGAGTAATACGGGCTGTCCCAGTAGAGGGACACCCACACGTCCACCCAGCCCACGCGGACCAGGGTGTCGGCGTCTAAAACGTCCAGTCTCATAGCGGTTCCGGCAAAATACCGGCCTCCATCGGGTAAAAGCTCACGGATGCCTGCAAGTAGGCCGCGCCGCTGTCGGCCTGCATGGACAAAACGTTGTCGCCGGGCTGCAGCTCGGTCAGGGTGCTGTCCTCGTCCAGCTTGGCAAAGATGTTGCTGGTCACGCCCTCCCGGGTCAGGGTNTCGCCATCCTGTAAGGTCAGGTCAAAGCCGATAAAGGCCCCGGTGTGCAGGTCTACCACGCGCGGGTGCTCCACCGGCATGGTGCTGCGCAGGGTTGCCGTAAAGGGCACCGGCAGGCTGCCGGGGTTGCGCAGCACTGCCGCCTCGCCGTCCTGCCGGATGCCGTAGGTGTGACTGTCGTAGCAGACCGGGAAGCTGAACGCGGGCTGGTAGCCGCCCAGCACGCGGGCTGTTGCGGTCAGGCCGTACCAGTAGGGTTTGGGGCTGTACAGCATCAGCTCACAGCGCGGCTCGGTGTAGCTGGAAAAGTAGGGCGTTTTCTGCACCACAAAGCGGGTGAAGTATGCGTCCCCGAAGTACATCGTGCCGGTGGTGTAGTAGGGCAGTTTGCGGGCAAAATTGCGGGCATTGTCGAGGGCATGGCCGCCCCAGAACACCACCGACAGAGTACGGGACACGCCTGCCACACTCTGCCGCTCGACGGTGGTGCCGGTCTGGTTGATGCCCTGCGCGGTCTGGATGTCCACATCCACGCCGTTCAGCGGGTCGAGGTTGTAGGGCGCGTTGTAGTCCCAGCCCAGATGCAGGACGGCACCGGCGTCTGTGACCAGCTTTAAGTGATCCTTAAAAAGCATTGGCGTCCTCCTTTATCGTTTCTGCGCCTTGGCGCGGTCGGCCTCCCAGCGGGCTTCGCGCTGGAGGTCTGCCGCCGTCTGGGCCTTGCTGTAAATGTTCTGGGTGATGTTTGTGTCACCCTCGCGGTGGTAGCTGTTGGCGGCTGCGGCCACCTGCGCGGTGCCGGAGGCGGCCACAGTGCTGCCCAACCGCATATTGTCCGACAGCACCAGACTGCCCGCCTGCCGGATCATGTCGGCAAGGGCGGCGTTGGTCTTTTCCAGCGCCTTGGTGTTTGCGGTGATGGCATCCTCCAGACTGCCGGTGCCGGTGGAGATGTCGATGTCTCCGCTGATGCCGCCGGAACCAGCCCCGCCGGAGGTGCTGCCCCCGCCGGGGCTGGGCTTGCTCTTTCTGGAGGCACCGAGGCTTGCGCAGATGGCCGCAATGGCGATACCCAGCGCCACGGCGGCACCGGCTACGATCACGCCCATGGGAATACCGAAAACCGTTGCGTTCAGGGCGGAGGCAATGGCCGTCATCATGCCCTCAAAGGCTGCGCCGATGGTTCCCACCATGGTGCCCACGCCAGCGTAGATGGCCGGGAAGCTGGACAGCAGACCGCCGGACAGGCCCTGGCTGATGGCCAGCGCGGCGCTGCTCAAGGGGGCTTTCAGGCCCTTAAAGATGCCGGTGAGAGTGGTGCCGAGGGTCTTGGCCTGCGTCCACACCTCATCAAATCCGCTGGTCAGCCCCTTGCAGATCTGGGCGCCGATGTCGATACCCTTCTGCACAAGGGCCGTCTGGGCGTTGCCCAGTGCCTCGTTGAGCTTGTCCACCAGACCGAGGGCAAAGTCGTTGACCTGCTTTTTCTGGTCGGCGGTCAGGCCGCCGTAGATGGCGTTTGCCGCCCACAGGCCGATGGACTTCCAGTCCTTGTTCTTGACGGCGGTGTAGAGGTCATCGAAGGTACCCAGCAGGCCGGTGTCAGCGTGGGTCTGCAGCTCCTTCCACAGGTCGTCGAAGCTCTTGATGGATGCCTCTTTGATGGTCTCGGCCACCTCTTCAGTGCCGTCGGCGGCAATGGTCTTGACCCGCTCCACGGTCACGAGGGCACCGTCCACCACGTCGTCGTAGGTCTCGGTGATGACCCGCTTCTGGGTCTTGGTGCCGTCGGTCAGGGTCTCGGTCACCGTCTTGGTGCTGGTCTCGATGCCGTCCACGATGCCGGAAGTGGTGGCCGTGACGGTCTTTGCCACCTCTCGCACCGTCTCCATGGTCTGCTTGACGGTCTTTTGGCCCTTCTCGTCCACCTCGGTGATGGTCTTGATGTCCTTGAGCACGCCGTCCACCATCTGGCGAGAGGTCTCGGTGATGACCTGTTTCTGCTGCTTTTTGCCGTTGGACAGGGTCTCGTTGACCGTTTCCACGGTACGGGTCACGCCGTTTTCGACGGTGGTCGTGCTGTCCGAGATGGACTTGACCACTTCGGCGGTGGTCTGCTTTGCGCTGGAGGCCGCTTTTTTGCCGGAACTGCTCACGGCAGCGGCAGCGGAACCGGCGGACTTGGTGACAGTGGCGGCTGCTGCCTTGGCCGCTGCGGCCTCCTCTTTAGCCTGCTGGATGCGCTCCTGATGGCGCTTTCCACGTTCCTGGGCGGCCTTGTCCAGCTTGGAGCGGTTGTAAGCGTCGATGGAGCTGCTATAGGCAGTATTGTAGGCTTCCTTTGCTGCACCGACGCCGTTCTTCAGGTTTGCCAGAGCAGCGGCGGCCCCTCGAATCCTTGCCACCAGCTCGTTGATCCAGTCCACCACCGTGCCGATGGCGTTCTGTGCGATCTTTTTCACAGACGCAAATGCGGAGTTGACCGCATTTCGGAAGGTCTCGCTGGTCTTATAAGCCGTCACAAGGCCCGTTGCCAGGGCTGCCAGAGCTGCCACGAAAAGGCCCACCGGATTGGCCGAGATCACCGCATTCAGGGCCGCCTGGGCCGCTGTGGCAAGAGCCACATATCCCTTATACGCCAGGAATGCCGCACCCGCAGCAGCGACCACGGACGTGGCAATGCCGATGGTGTCCTTGAGCTGCGCCATCTTCTCGTCGCTGTCGAGGAAGGACGTTACCACCTCGTTGAGCTTCACTACAAGGTCACCCAGCGCCGAGAACAGGCCGCTGGTCAGCTCACCGGTCAGGGCGGCCACGTTGTCCTTCAGGGTGGACATGCGGCCGCTGAAGGTCTGGCTGGCTTCCAGCATGCCGTTGTAAAACTGCCCGCCCTCGCTGGTGGCGGCTTCCACGGCGGCCTGCAGCTCGCTGAAGCTCACCTTGCCGTCCGAGATGCGCTTGTACAGGTCGGACATGCTTTCGCCGGTGGCGTCGCAAATCTGGTTCAGCGGATTAAAGCCCGCGTCGATCATCATGTTGACGTTTTCCAGCGTGACCTTGTGGGCACTGGACATCTTGCCATAGGCGCGCACCAGCGTCTGCAGCTTGTCCGCGTTGCCAAGGGAGATGTCGCCCAGCTGTTTCAGCACGTCGGTGGTGTCATCGGCGGCAATGCCGAACTGTAAAAGTGTCTGGGTGCCCTCGGTCAGGTCGGACAGGGCAAAGGGCGTGTATGCCGCCATCTTGCGCAGCTCTGCCAGCTTGGTGGCAGCCAGTTCCTCGTTGCCCAGCATGACCTTGAAATTGGTCAGGTAGCTTTCCATGCTGGCGTTGTAGTCCACGCCGCTCTGAACCACCTTGCCCAGTTCGGATGCGGCCTTTTTTGCAAAGTCCGCGATCATGTTACCGGCGGCCACCGTCCATTTACTGGTGCTCTTTTCCGCCGGGTCGCTGTTGAGCCTTACCTCACCGGTGATGCTGAAATCTGCCAATGTGTCCACCTCTCATTCAGAGCGCGGGCACAAGGGCACAGGCTTTACAGTTTGATCTCTACCTCCCGTTTGCAGGAGGGATTTTTGCATTTGACCCACACGCCGGATGCCGTGGCCGTGCGCACCGCCCACACGGGCAGAGGCCTGCCGCAGTAGGGGCAGGGCACCGGCACCCGCTCAGCGCCGGAAGCGGGCCAGGAATGCCGCGTCGTGTTCGGCAACGGTCTGGGCAACAGCGGCACCCCCTCTCAGCTCCGGCGGCAGAGCAAAGCGCTCCTTCAGCTCGGCATAGTGCTCCAGCATGCTGCCCTCGTAATCGGCAAGGTCGGCGCTGCGCCAGCCCATGATCTTGGCCATGAGGGTATCTTCCGGCAGGGCGGCAAACAGCGCCCGGAACCGGAACCAGTGCATCTTTTCGGTGGTCAGGTCGATGCCGTAGGCCTGCTGGAACGCCGCTACGATGTAGGGCGCGTCGCACCGGTAGTCGAACGCCGGGCCGGTGTCGTGGCCGCTGGCAGGCTTTGCCGCTGCTGGCTCTGCGGCCTGTTCTCCGGCGCAGTAAAACTCGATGAGCCAGCTGTATTTTTCCTGCAGGTCGGAGGGCGAAAAACGCTCGGTGTAGAACTGCCCACACAGCTGCAGGGCAAAGGCCACCGGGTCAGCCTCGACCTCTCCGTGGCTGTAGGCAG